GGTTAATTTTATGACTCACATCGTATTTGTGAAAAATACCCTTAAGTAAATGATTTAAATCTTCTGCGAGTTTTCTACCTTTTGCGTTTCCTTTTGAGGTTACTGCTTGAGGAACTGCTTGAATAGATGCAAGTTTAGCTGTAAGTGTGTCAATAATTGCGGCGGTAATGTTAAAATTTAATCGTGTGAAATTTGCAGAAGTTGAATTAGGTACATCTCTGTTCATATAACCTGTGGAACTTGTATTCATTAAACCTCGGTTGAGGTATGTACTCATTCCATTTAATGCATTGTAATTTACAGTTGTTCCTACGTTTCGATCAAACTCATAAACTTGAGCGTATAAAGATTGATGAACTTCATGTTTTTGTGCATTTACCCAATCTGGATAAGTTATTGAATCATATGTTTTCATTATAGTTCCTTTATTTTAAATCATCATAAGCTTTTTTTGTTATCAAAAATAACGTTTCATTTTTTTCATTATATACCGCGTAAAAATCTCCTTTTCCAATTTTTTTTATTAAAGACACTTTAATTATTTGACCGCTTTTAGCCCATATCTCTTCAATGCATTGTTCTTTTGATTTAAAAACAGGTATTTGTGGTTTTTCTTTTTCTCTTCTTCTAAATCTTGTTAATACATCCATTTATTGTCCCATAAATCTGTTTAAGTCTGAATAAAAAGAATCGCCATTCCTTGAATATTTGTCTTCAATATCTTTAGCTACAATTGTTGCTATCATTTCTCTTTCAACATCTTCTTGTGTCTTTATTATTTTAACTGGTATTTTTTCTGTGTATCCTAAGGCTTCTCTGTATGCATATAAAGTTGCATCTAATTGGTCACACTTCATACCTTCTTGTTCTCTTGTTCGTTCTTCATTCCAAACTACATTTCGCATTTCTTTTTGAAGTTCCAGTGTAGTTTCTGGATGAAGAACTAATGACTTATTTACTAAAGCGTCATTTAAAATCTCAATATAGTGAGCTTTGTTGGTTTTTTGTGCCGAATCCATAAAAATTCCGTATTTTTCTTTAAATTCAAGCATCATTATTTTAGAAGCACCTGCAGGGTCCCCCACAATAGCGACAGGTTTGTATTTGTATTTTAACCTTTGAAGTTGTTGGGCAATCTGACTGACAGAACTTTTTGTAATCCCAAAACATTCCAATACATAAGTCTTTGGATTATTCTTTGCCCATGCTATAACGCTAAATGCAGTCTCATCATTAAATCCAAAGTCAATACCAATGACTGACCGCCAATTATCTTGAGAATAATGTGATATTGGAAGTTCTGTAAAGAATGAGCGAATCATCAATGATTCATCATCCGCACACCATTCTCCAAGGTATTCTCTTCTAAATTTCGGATGAGCTCTGTCACATTGCTTTCGAAGACAAAATAGTTCAGCGTCTTTACTGAAATTATCTCTCATGTATGGATTATCAAAAGCGGTCCATCGTTTAACAATCCATATCGGCTCTGTCCCTTGAGTTACGTCGTAGAACATTCCAATACAATGAGCCGCTGGAGTTCCAATCAACATTAATTGCCCTTGATGATCCGATAACGCCGGTCCTACAATTTCATCAACAAGATAGTGAAGAATTTTCTCAGAAAATGAAGCGGCTTCATCGATTATGCAAAACAAAAGTTTGATTCCTCGAAATGTTTCTATTTTATGAATGTGATTAGCTCCGCAAACAAGAAGCTTACTTCCATTGTCAAAAATAATCTCATCTCGATTCACTTTGCATTTGATTTTGTACCTAGTAACTAACGGCATAATAGTCGGCATAAATATATCTTCAACGCTTCTGTCAGTAAGAGCAAGATACAATCCAATCGATCCAGGAACGTTTAATAACTCCTGCATAGCTTTAACTGCACAAACAGTAGTTTTGCCTGCTCTTCGTGAACAAACAGCCGCAATAAAGCGGCTAGGAGACAAAGCAAATTCAAGCTGTTTGTCAAAAAGCTCACGATAAAGAGGCGCTGATTTATAAAATTGTTCAAGTAATTGTGGATTAGTCATCAGATTCCTGAAAAACTACATAAGAAATTTTGTTGATCGGTATAAACACAGATGAAGCAACAAAATAACCCTCAGGATTTCTTTGATATACAATATTGTATTGTGAACTATAAAAAACTTTAGAATCTGCTAAAGCAGCAATTGGAATATCTGTCACTAAATAATCAATTTTCATCTTTTATCTCCTTTATTTTTTTTCTAACTATTTGTGTTTTTTCTTTTTTCTCAAATTCATTTTCATACATGAACTCAGCTACATAAGCAGAGGGGATACCGACTTTGTTGTCTACAAAAAAAACTTGACGAACTGCATCAAATTGTATGTTGTGTTTAGCTCCGTCGATCGATGTTGAATGACCGATATATTGTGTAACTGATCTAAGTATCAATTTAGTTATCTTCATTTAAAAAATCCTCCAAAAATTTGTTTTCTATTTCGCATTTTCCTCCCTTAACTAAATTAAGTCCAAATTTTGTAGGAAATTGTATTGTAACTTTCTCTTTCTCATTAATAAGAAACGGAATTAATAAATTCTTCTGCACTCCAAGCAATCTGTAACTATATTTTGTATAGCCAAAGAAAATATGATTTTGAGAGGGATTTGCTATAAGATAGCTGATGATATTATTAGTGTCATTCTTATGACAAGCTACAAAAATACTGTAGTTTGGGTTCTTTAAAACATTTAAAATCATTTTTTCGTATAGTTTATGAGCGTATGATTGATTTTGTCCAAGGGTAATTGATTCTTTGTAGCGTATAAGACAAGTGGTAAATGAATCTAGAATAAATTGTAAGTCTTCTTGTTGAACTTGTCTTACTGAGACTAAGTCAACTATACTCTGTGCCATTCATTTACCCACTTTCAACGTCTAATGGTTTTAGGTTTGCTTAGATATTCGGTCAGTCAATGCTTGATACAAACTTTGTTTAATTGAGTTCATACTTTCAGCATTAGTACCGAGATTTTGTTGATTAATTTGAATTTGTGGAGCTTCTATCTTGCAAATGTCTGCTAAATCTTTAAGAGCTCTAATTTCTTGAGTATCGAGCGGAGCTCCTCGCGACAATTTCTCAATATATTTTTCAGCTTGCATGCGAGCTGCGATCAAAACAGCATTATGAACATCTGCATTTGTTGCTTTGCCTTTTAGGGCTGCTTTCTTAAAAATGATATGAGTTCGATCATTTATCTCAGAAATGACAATTTGCTCATGTTTTTTTACGTCAGACACTCAATCTCCAAAAAATTAAGCAACAAAGACCCCTTAACGATAAAACGTAAAGTAAGTTAAATAAAAAAGTCAATAGCCTAAAAGTTTTACTAACCTTTTATAATAAAACCAAAAAATATAAACTATAAGTTTAAAAAGCTTTTACACAAAATTAATTCTAAATAAAAAAAAATAAATAAATATAATTATAATTATTTTAAAATATGAGTTAAGTTTGACAATGAATTACCATTTTAGTAAATTGCTTTAGCTTAGTTAGCAATAATGTTAATAGCACTAGTAATAGCTATAGATATAATAATAGTATTATTACTAGAGATACCAATATCTATCTCAATGGAAGGGGATAATGTTTTATGTTCGTTCTGAATAAGAAGGGTGAGTTGTGTAGAAAGCATCCGGGAGCTGGGAGGCCTGTAGCAGTCAATGAAACTGAGTTAAAGTTTCAATGGATGAAAGAGAAAGGTCTAAGCTTAGATGAGACAGAATCTGAATTGTTTCAGCTTAAGCAAACTCTAGCTGAGCCTGAGCAAGAGAATGTTTCTGATTCTCTCATACGAGTAATCGAAAGACACGATATTTTTAAGACGATAAAAATATTTGTTTCAAGTAAGGTGGTACTCGTTTGGCAGAAAGGCTTGAAAACGGTCTTAATAGGCTCGTACGACAGTTTAAATGCTAGGAAGATGGATACTATACTGTCGGAACATGATAGTGAGTCCTACGGTCAATTTATCGAAGATTTGGCCCCGTTGCTTTGCCCGAAGAATCCGCTCAAAGTTTCAGGCACAGAGTGTTTGGATTTCGCGATCAATCACTTAAAGCGAAACCCGAACATACCCCGAATCGAGCTATCGACTGAAGATATATTACCAACATTGGTACAAACTGTCAACCTTCCGTCGCTATATAAAATTCCTTTTGAACAAACACAAGTAGAATTTACTCAATTAAATAGTTATCTTCAAGATTTCTTACTTAGAGTAGATAATCACAAACACTTATGTGCGATAATTTGGGGTCAATTTACAGGACGCCAATGGCCTTATATTTGCTATCTATACGGTAAAGATGGTCGTGAAGGTAAAACACTTTTTATAAATATGGTTGGTAAGTTATCAAAATCATTTGCAAATCTTACCGATGACTCTAGATTTTCTATTTTTTCACTTTATGGAAAATCAATTATACTTGTTCCGGAAAATGACAAAGCAAGACTAATGTCTAGTAAAACTATAAAAGCAATCACAGGTGGGTCACTTCTTGCTATTGAAGAAAAAGGCAAGACAGCATTTTCGGGAAACATCCTCGGGACGATCATGGTTGATGCCAATCTCCCTTTAAAAATTTCAGGTAAGAATTTTGAAACAGACAGGCTTCGTTATTTTACAGTAAAAACGCATGGTTTACATCAAGACAAAAGACTGGGGCCATCTCAATATCTCGCTGAAATTAGCTCAACTCCGAACGAGTTTCTCAACTACTGTCGTCAATGCTGCGAAGAACTTGAAACAGATCTCGGAATGCTGAGAGAGCCTGAGAATCACGAAGAGATAATGTTATCGCTTGGAGATTATGAACAAGACTATGAGTATAATTTAATCTTCGACAAATTAAAAAGAGATTCTAAGTTGCAAGTAAGAGAAGATCTATCGATTGGAAAAGCAGAACTTCTTAGCAAAGCAAAATTACTTTACTCTGACAAGAGAAACTTTTTTTCACAGTCTTTTATTTTCTATCTTGAGAAGAAAGGCATTGTTTCTGACAATAAAGTTTTTAAAGGTATTGGATATGTTTCCGATGGCCACACTTCTTTTGTAAAAACTTCCTAATTCACTTTATACCACTTAGTAAACTAAATAAATAAATATTAAAATAGCTTTGCTAAGTGTTACCTTGTTATAACTACGCCAAATAATTGACAAAAATATTTTTTACATTTAACACAAAAAATAGTTGACTTTTAACACAGTGTCAGATATTATATAAAAAGAGAGAGAAGCCCTACAGAAATCAGTCTTCAAAAGAAGCTGGAGCACGGCATGATGAGTGTCGACGGAGCTGGTAGCGCGTTAAGAAAGTACGGAACCACACTTAAATGTGTTGGATCATAATCTAGAAATCGGTGGACTCTGCTCTGATTGGCTGTAATAACTCTATCAGACAAGTTGTATTAAGAGTTTTTTTATATTTGATGAAAGTCAAACACAACATACGGATGTGCTCTTGAATTAGTAGTCAGTTTTACAACTGTTCAAACAAACAATTTTAAAATTGAAAATTAATTAATAAAAGGAAAATTAAAATGAATACAATATTGGAAAAAGTCAAAGACCATTTTGAAGAAGAAAACAAAATAAAATACAGTATTTGGGAAATTAAAGAAATCTTACAAATGACTTACGGAAACAAAATTGAAAGATTAAACGAAAGAAATTTATCTTCTAAAAATAAAATTTTAATAGAAATAGAAATTCTTAATTTTATGAGTGAATTTAATATCTATTTATATAGATATAATAAACATAAGGAAATACAAAATGAATAATAAATTAATTTTTGATTTAGCTTATTATAATACAAAAGATTTATATAATGATTTAAAATTCTGGTACGAAAATGAGGGGGTAGTTCAAGATTTAAAAAAAGATATTTATATACAAAAAAGAAAGTCAATGCACATATTGTGCTTCATTTGAAGAAGCTGTTGGGTTTGGGTTTTATCAAATTATGTATTTAGATTTATTTTTAAAAAATGAAGGTAACTTAACAAAATGTATTCAAGAGATGATTGATTACGGCGTAGTACAAAACGGATACTTTTTTAAGTAAAGGAAATACAAAATGACTATAAATAATAGAATTGAATATTTAAATAATTTAAAAACAGGGGATTTTATAAAATGTAGAAAAGTTTGTATTGAAAATGGAAAATTATTTTTAGAAAAAGGATATGAATATAAAATATTATCCATAAATCAATATACAACTACGTTTTTTACTCATCTTATCGAAGTCTTAATAGATGATGAGGGCTGTAGTGTTGGTCGAATTTTTAATAGTGATTATTTTTCTACACCTTATGATTTAGATTCAAATAATGAAGAGAATATAAAAATTAAAACAGGAATTGAAAATAAAACAGGTTTAGAAAACAAACCTCATCTTTGCTGTTTTGACCCTCATTTAGAATACGAAATGGGTATGGGTATGCGTGCAGGGGCAAACAAGCACGGTTGGAACAATCATCGTAATCTTACATCAGATTCTGCACAACAAATTCTTGACTCACTTAAAAGACATTTGAATGCATTTTTACGTGGAGAAGAAAAAGATGCGGAAACAAACACTAGTCATCTTGCATGCATCGGTAATAATTTAAACTTTCTTTATAGAATGACGAAACAAGACGGGTATGGAAAAGTTTTAGAAAACATATATGGAGAAAAGAAATGACTGATTTTTTTATAGAGTTAGATAAAAATATAGAGCTTATTTGTAAAATAATTATGATATTGATTTTTATACTCGCAATTATAGCTGGAACTGTATTTTATATTAAAATTATATTTTTTTCTAAAGAAGAAGATAGGAAAGAAAAATGGTCCACTGCTTGTAATGTAAAACTCGGAGATATCATATACCCCCGATGGTCTTCTAATTTTTTTACAGAAGGAAAAAGGT